AAAATGATCAACCAGCAGCAGTATGATGGCATCGCGGTCAAGACCGTGTCATCTACGTTTCCGCAGGTTATCTTTATCAACATGACGTATCCTGACATTGAAATGTTTATCTATCCGCGCCCGACGCGCGATCTAGAATGGCATTTCATTTCGGTCGAAGAACTGACGCAGCCTGCAACGCTTGTCACAACTCTTTCGTTCCCGCCCGGCTATCTGCGTGCGTTCCGCTATAACCTAGCGTGCGAACTAGCACCTGAGTTCGGCGTTGAGCCGTCGCCACAAGTGCAGCGCATAGCTATGTATTCTAAGCGCAATCTGAAGCGCATCAACAATCCTGATGACATCATGTCGATGCCATACAGCATCATAGCAACCCGCCAGCGGTATAACATCTTTGCGGGTAACTACTAATGAAGACACCCATACTCGGCAGCGCGTATGTGGCCCGTTCAATAAACGCTGCCAACGCGCGCATGATAAATATGTTCCCCGAAGCTGTGCCAGAAGCAGGCATAGAGCCTGCGTTCATTCAGCGTTGCCCCGGCTTGCAGCTTCAACAGGTTGTGGGGGACGGTCCTATCCGCGGGCTGTGGGCGCACCAGACGCGCGGCGATGACTTTTACGTCGTATCAGGTTTTGAAGTCTACAAACTGTCTAGCCTTACCGGAACACCTACTAAGCTAGGCGACGTAACCGGCACTGGCCCTGTGTCCATCGCCGACAACGGCACACAGATATTCTTCGCCTGCAACCCCGACTCGTATATCTACGACGAGTCAACCAACACGTTCTCGCAAATCACCGATCCTGACTTTCCCGGCGCGGTAACCGTCGGCTATCTGGACGGCTATTTTGTGTTCAACGAACCAGACAGCCAGCGGCTTTGGGTAACGCAGATTTTTGATGGCTTCCAGATTGACCCGCTAGAGTTTGCCAGCGCCGAAGGTAGCCCTGACGGCGTCGTTGGCATACTCGTAGACCACCGCGAATGCTGGGTATTTGGTACCGACTCCACTGAAGTGTGGTACAACTCAGGCGGGCTAGACTTTCCGCTGTCACCAATCCAAGGCGCGTTTAACGAAATTGGTTGCGCCGCGGCGGCGTCTATTGCCAAGATGGACAACACTGTGTTCTGGCTTGGTGCAGATGCACGCGGCCAAGGCATCATTTACCGTGCGACCGGCTACTCCGCGCAGCGCATATCAACGCACGCAATCGAATGGCAAATCCAAAACTACTTAGACATGAGTGACGCTGTGGGCTACACCTACCAGCAGGACGGCCATGCGTTCTACGTTCTGTCGTTTCCGTCCGCAGATGAGACTTGGGTGTATGACGCTGCCACCGGCGCGTGGCACCAGCGGTCATCTTACGCAGCTATCGCTCCATCTGAAGGTGCGTTTTACGGAGGAGCGTTTAATAACGACGCGTTTAACATTGCTTTGCCGCTTACGCCTTCTGGCGACAGCGGCGTATTTTCACGCCACCGCAGCAACTGCCAGTGCAACTTCCAAGGCAATATCATCGTTGGCGACTACGCTAACGGAAACATCTACACGTTTGAGCTAAATGTTTTTGCAGACAACGACATAGCACAGCGTTGGTTGCGGTCGTGGCGCGCGCTGCCGACAGGCCAAAACAACCTCAAGCGTACAACAAACCATTCTTTGCAGCTTGAGTGCGAAACAGGCGTTGGCCTGAACGACGGCCAAGGCGAGGATCCGCAAGCCATGCTTCGTTGGTCCGACGATGGCGGCCATACATGGTCTAACGAACACTGGGCGTCTATGGGCAAGATCGGCGCAACTGGTACTCGCGTTATATGGCGCCGGCTTGGTATGACACTAAAGCTGCGCGACCGCGTCTACGAAGTGTCCGGCAGTGATCCTGTCCGCATCTACCTGACCGGCGCGGAACTAATGTTGAGCGGCACAAATGCCTGATTCCCAGCTTACCCGCATCCCCGCGTCGCGCGTACCGATTACTGATGTGTCAAACGGCACAGTGACGCGTGAGTGGTATAGGTATCTGTTTAACATCTTTACGCTGACGGGTAGTGGTCAAGCTAACTCGGCAGCAAGTTCGGCTTTTGGGGAAGACTTGGCCCCAGTGTACACGCCACAGATGAGCGACAACCGTTACGGCTCGTTTTACGACACAACCACGCAGACCGCCGCCGTCATCAACACAGCGTATCCAATTACGTTCAACTCCACAGACATAACTAATGGCGTCTACATTGGTACACCTACGTCGCGCGTTTATGTAGACCGCGTAGGCACTTATAACTTTCAGTTTTCCGCGCAGCTTAACAAAGCATCTGCCAGCCACAAACACGTTTATATTTGGTATAGGGTCAACGGCGTCAATGCGGCAAACTCTGCGGGGCAAGTATCTTTAGCCGGAAGTGACGCCGCAGTTATCGCCGCATGGAATTATGTGTTAGAATTAAACGCAGGTGATTATTTTGAGTTGGTTTGGTCTACTGATAATACAGGCTGCCAAATTGTTGCAGTGGGCGCTGTTGCCCCTGTTCCCGCAATTCCGTCTGTTATCCTGACGGTCACTGATAACATTAATTGAGGCTTAGATATGACTGTTCTTGCTCCACAACCTAAAGCACAATTCTTTGATACTAACGGTGATCCGTTGGTCGGCGGCAAAGTTTATACCTATGCAGCCGGTACGACAACGCCGTTGCAAACAGATACTAGTGCGTCGGGGGTTACAGCCAACACCAACCCAGTTATTCTGGACTCCCGCGGCGAGTGCGATCTGTGGTTCTCTACAGCTTCTAGCTACAAAGTAGTCTTGGAAAGCGCGACTAACGTGCTGCAATGGACCGTCGATAACATTGCGACCTACGGCACCGCTGCCAGCCAGAACGCCAACAACGTGGCTATTACCGGCGGCACGATCAGCGGCGTCACAATCACAACTTCCACTATCACCGGCGATATATCAGGCAACGCTGGCACCGTGACGAACGGCGTCTATCTGACAGCCACCCAGACGCTGACAAACAAGACCATCACAGGTCTGGCTTCGGCGTCAACTGTCAATGACAGCCTTGGTACGCCGTATACTGTTGGCTACCGCAGCGTTCCGCAAAGCCTTAACACTACTGCTGCCGCTTCAGACGATGGTAAGCATCTGTATGTTTCCGCCACCACCACAATTCCGTCGGGCGTGTTTGTAGCAGGGAACCTATTTTATGTAGTCAACAGCAGCGCCAGCGCCATTACGCTTACACAGGGCGCTGGAACCACGCTACGGCTCGGCGGCACTGCAACCACCGGCAACCGCACCATCGCAGCCTACGGCGTCGCTATAGTGCTGTGCGTTGGTACTGAAACATTCTACGTCACTGGCAACGTAACCTGATAGGACCGGCCCATGCCAATTATTGCAGCAAATATCATTCCCGCTAAGAATATGGAAAACGCGCAGACAACGCAGTATGTGGCGACCGGCGTCACGACCATCATTGATAAGTTCACCGCTACCAACTTCAGCAGCGGCATGGTCAATGTAAGCGTCAACTTGGCAGCGGTTGGTACGGCCACAGGGAACGACAACCTGATCGTCAAGACGCGGACACTGCAACCCGGCGAGACTTACACCTTTCCTGAGATCGTAGGCCACACCCTGCCGTCTGGCGGGTTTGTCTCAACGCTTGCGTCAGCAGCAGCCGCAGTCAATCTGCGGGCGTCTGGACGCGAGATTAGTTAATGCCGCCGTTTGTCGTATTCTCTTTACCTAGGTCGCGGTCAGCTTGGCTGTCCCAGTTTCTGACTTACGGTGAATGGGTGTGCGGCCATGAAGAGTTACGGCATATGCGTAGCATTGAAGATGTGCAGGCATGGTTTTCGCAACCTAACATTGGCACGGCGGAGACAGCCGGTGCGCCTTGGTGGCGGCTGCTAGACAAGTTTGCGCCTAACGCACGCGTTCTGGTCGTGCGCCGTCCGCGCGACGAAGTTGCCGAAAGCCTTATGAAGATAGCTGGCACGCAGTTTGACCGCGCTGGTCTTGACGCGTTGCTGCTAAAGCTAGACCGCAGCTTAGACCAGATTGAGGCGCGGCTACCCAACGTCTTGTCAGTGTCATTCGACAGCTTAAACGAAGAAGACACTTGCGCGGCAGTGTTTGAGCATTGCTTACAGCAGCCGCATGATCTTGACCATTATGCGCGTATGGCGCCTGTCAACATCCAGATCAATTTGCCTGCAATGATGCGCCACTATAACGCATACGCACCGGCAATGGAAAAGCTGGCGTCGGTTGCCAAGCACCAGACGATAACGGCGTTGGCGCCAAAAGTTAACGAGCCACCCGAAGGCGTCACCTTCCAGACAGAAGACTTTGATAGCTGGGTGCGCGATGCCGACAGCCTGTTTGACGAACATCTTATTCAGGTAGGCGAAGCACCGGGCAACTGGCAGAATAAAAACTTGCCGCTTATGCGCGCGCTGTACGGCGTTGGCGGTATGCAGATAATGACTGCGCGGTGTAATGGCCGTATGTTTGGCTACCTGATGACGTTAATAGCCCCGTCGCTGACTTCGCCTGACATTCTGTCCGCGACAAACTCTACATTCTTTGCGTCGCCAGAGTTCCCCGGTTTAGGGTTGAAGCTGCAACGTGAAGCGATTAAAGAGTTAAAAAATAAAGGTGTTGACGAAGTCTTTTTTGAGGCGGGCAAAAGGGGTTCCGGTCCCCGTATTTCCATGCTATACAAGCGCCTAGGCGCGCAAGATCACGGTAGTGCATACCGTTTGCAACTGAAGGAAGCGTAAAATGGGTTTAGCAGCAGCAGCAGTAGTAGCTGGAACGGCAGCACTAGGCGCGGGAGTTTCCATCGGCGCATCTAAAAAAGCGGCTGCCGCGCAAGTAACCGCATCTAATACGGCAGCAGCAGCGCAAGAACGTGCATCGGCGTTGGCGTTAGAGGCCCAAAAGACAGGCTCGGCTGAAGCCGTTGCGGCGGCAAAAGAAGCCGCAGCCATAGCGCAACAGGCGCAGAATGAAGCAAACACGCAGGCGCAAAATCTGGAACGTTTACGTTACACCGAAACGCGGGCTGCGGACGAGCGGGCTTTCACCGGCGCGCAAGAAGCCGCGACCAAGGGCTTCGATACTGCTCAAGGCGCATACGATACTTCATATGCTAGGGCGCAGGCTGCTAGCGACGCGGGTTTTGGCACCGCTCTAACCGACGCCAATAGGGGCTTCGACACCGCACTAACCGATATTACTGCGGGATACGGCACTGCACTAACCGACGCTAACAGGGGTTTTGACGCCGCTCAAGTTGCAGCGGACAGGGGCTACACCGAGGCTCAAGCCGCAGCAGACCTAGGCTATAGCACTGCTGAAGGCGCATATCAGCAAGCATATCAGCGGCAGGGCGAATTTCAGCAACCATATATAAAAAGTGGTCTTACTGCTCTAGACCAGACTATGCAGCTTATGGGCCTTGCCGGCGACGAAACCGCTGCCAATTACGGCCAGTACGCTAGGTCGTTTGGCGCGGGCGATTTTGTAGAAGACCCCGGCTATGCCTTCCGTCAATCGGAAGGTTTAAAGGGTGTAGACAGATCAGCATCTGCGCGCGGTGGTATATTGTCTGGCAGCGCACTAAAGAATATTCAACGGTTCGGTCAAGATTTAGCCAGCCAAGAATACCAAAACGCGTTTAACCGTTACCAGACTGAGCGCGCAGCGCGCCTTAATACGCTTGGCGGTTTAACCGCTTCGGGTCAGTCAGCGTCAAATGTTATGACGGGCGCCGCAGGTCAGCTTGGTCAAAACAGCGCCGCAAACGCTTTGGAGCGTGCGCGCGCGACATCTGCAAACTCTATTGGGCGCGGCGCAACTACTGGCAATATCGCTACGAATCGCGGCCTAACAACTGGCAGTCTTGCTACAAATCTCGGAGCCGCAACAGGCAATATTGCTATGAACCGAGGCGCGACAACTGGCAACCTTGCTTTGCAGCGCGGCGCGACAACATCAGCAAATGCTTTAAACCTTGGCGAAGCGACCGCGGGCCTTGGTTTGGGCCGTGCTAATGCAACAACCCAAAACCTTATGAACCAGAACGCAGCAACCAGAGCAAACGATGCGGCGTATTACGGCACAGTAGGCGATCTTACGCTGGGCCGCGGTCAGAACACTGCACAAAACGCATACAACGTAGCAAATGCCGTTTCAGGAGGCGCTATGAACGTAGGCAACGCTGCGGCGCAGAGCGCCTACAACATTGGCAACGCACAAGCCAACAATGCGACAAACATAGGGAACGCCCGCGCGTCAAGCTATGCAGGGACAGCCAACGCAATTAACAACGCAGTGGGTCAGATAAGTGGGTTTGTGACTAACGCACCTATGAACAACGCTATGATGGCGTACTATAGGAACAACACCCCTAGCACTACCGGACGCACCCCCGCGGCAGCGGCGCCATCAATGGTTATGCAGGGGTATAACCCCTTTGCGTTTAACCCCTACGCAACAATTTAACACGTAAAGGTGTAATCGCATGGCAAACCAAATGATGCCTCAGATAAACTTGCTCCAGATGCCTGATCCGTCGAAGCGGACGGCGCAGTACGCAAACATGATGAACATGGCGTCGCAACAGCGCGCGGCACAGCTTCAAGGCGAGCGCACGCGTCAGGAAATGGAATACGCCAAGGCAGCCGAACAGCGCGACGTGGACAAATTTGGTGCAGAACAACCCGTAAGAGTAGCCGGCGCATTAGGCGGCGGCTTGGTGGGTATATTACGCGCGCCCACCAACGAAAAAATAATGCAGGCTGCCAAGGCTTTTGCCGCGGTTGGTATGGAGCCAGATAAATTTAACCCCATACTACAACAAATAATGGATATACCCGACGAAAATGACCGTAAACTGTTTGTGTTAGAGTTTATTTCGCAGTCAGAACCAGCGCGCGCTGCGCTTAAATTCGTCATGCCTGAAGTGAAGGAGTCAAAGGTAGGCGACGCTACGGTATTCTATGACTCCAACTTTAATTCTCCCACCAGAGGCCAAGAACTGTTCCGGTTCACTGCACCAGCAGAACCAACTAAGATGACCCAAAGCGTTGTTGACGGCGCGGTGATCAACACAAATCCGTATACTGGTGTTTCCGCCGAATCCATTGTCGGCGATCCAAGGGCAAATCTTACCCCCGCTCGGCGCGATCCTGTCTTCTCTAGCACCGGCGTTACGTCGCCTTACGCCGTTGGCGGTGGCACAGGTCAACCGTCGATGGCGGCGCCTGCTGCGCCACCCGCACAGGCAGTTGGAATTCCTGTCGGCGGGTCACGCGGCGCGCCGGGGCAAGGTAACACTGCTGACGTTGTGTACGGGTTTGGCGAGTTTGGATTACCACCAAAGCCTATTTCGCAGTCCACTATAGGTGAAGTGCAGGACTTTCAGCGCAACACGCTTATCCCCAAAACACGCGGTAAAGTCGGCGCTGGCCCGCGTGAAGGTACTGGCGCTGTTGGTACATATCAATTTACTTACGGAACACTTAAAGAGTACGCGCCAAAGGTTCTTGGGCCTGACTGGCGCAACATACCCTTCACCGCGGACGTTCAAGAGCAGCTTGCAAAAGCACTCTATGAGGACCGTAAGAAGGGCAATCTTAAAGACACTTGGGCTGGCTTGCCTAGCAACCGTCCGGGCCAATACACAAACGTGCCTTGGGAAGCTGTTCGTGATGACATTATTAAAGTCGAAAGTGCGGGCGGCGGTAATCGCCGGACGCCTACGCGTCCAAGCACAGTCAAACCGGCAAGCACGGGTACGCCTACAGGCAAACCGCAAACTCTCAGTGAAGTGCAGCGACAGAAAGGGTTCCAGAAAACTCTTGAGTTGTTTGACTACGACGCAAAAACCGGCGAAGACTCCGTCACACCGTTAATTAAAGCGTCCACCAGCGGTGGCGCAGAAAAAATAGGCGCGGACATAGTTGGTTTTATACCTGAAAGCATGGGCGGCGGCGCTACGCCGGGGGCTATAGCGATAGGTCAACTAGAATCGTTAAAAGACAACATGACGTTTGAAAAGTTGCGCGGCAAGTTAGGCGCACAAATTTCAGATGCTGACGTTCGCTTGATAGCTAGTACAATGGGTGACATAGCCAATGCAAACACCCCCGCGTCCGTGCGTTTGGCAAAATGGCAAAACATAGTTTTGCCAATACTTGTGCGCGGCGCGGGCCTAACACCAGTAAAACC